GGCTAGTTTAGCCACAGCGTCTGAATAAATCGTTACAGACGGGTTCTTTCGATAACCTGAAAAGTCTTTTGCAATAATCTTTCCGGTGGAATCTTGAACCGAATGATAAATCGCTTGAACTTCTTTATGCTTTTGAATATGGTCATAGGCTTCAAAGTAAATTTCATAAGTAGCGGCATATAAAACTACCAAATTTTCATCAATTTTGTCTAATTTTCCATCATTTTTTAAGTATTTTGCCAAAGTTCGATACATTTCTTTAGCTGTTTCACCTAAATATTTCGGAGGAGTGGTTGAAATTTCGTTCTTTTTAACATTTTTGTTCGTTTTTGACATTAATTTCAATCTCCTTTCACAAAAAAATAGGGAATTTCCCGAAAATAATCAGCCCCCTACGTAAAAAAATTTAAAAAATTCAAAAAAATCGTGATTCATGCATGCTGGGTACGGTCCCCTCAAACATTGCCGTGCGGGGGGTAAAAATTTTGTCTGACGCATTTTAAAATTATTTTTAATGAATTACACGTTGCTTTTTAAAAATTGAATGACGGCGCTTTTTGATGCCTTTATTACATTTTAATACTTTTATTCTTTGACGGTCGCTTAAGACCGGTTGGAATTCTTAGTATTTCCCTTGAATCCCTTAGCATTCCCCGTTTGAGGGTTACCATCGCTCTGTCGCATGAGGTAATTAACTTCTTTGACGTTGCTAATTGCTTCAGCGCTCACGATTCGTTTCCCATGCAAGTAATAATGTTTGTATTCCCAATCAGTCTTCAACCTATGACACTCTGGACAGATAACATTTAGATTGTTCACGTCATCTTTTTTAGTTGGATCAAAGTTGATTGGTATTGTGTGGTCAATCGTATTGCCTTGTGTCACACGTCCTTCTGTTAAACAATATTGACAAAGATAATGTTGTTTATTTAATACCACTGTCCGTAAGTCTTGCCATTGCTTGCTCTTATAAAACTTATGCTGTTCACGTTTAATAGGAGTTGCCACACGTTTAGTCTTGTCATAACGTTTCGCGTATTGTTTGTCATGACTATGCGACCATTTCATACGTGATTGAAGATATGCAGCTTCTAGTTCACGATGTTCATCACAATAATAATGTGGGAGTTCCACAAGCTTATGGCAATTTAACGCTCGGCATTGTCTGACTTCCACGCTATTTATTTCTCCGTATAGCCAATTGTTTCACGTACATTCTGCATCCAAGCAATAGCTTCTGCAGCCGTCAATTCGTGAGCATCAGCAATAAGATTGCTATCTAATAACATTTTTCGTGTAATCATCTGGTCATTGGCATAGTCAGATATAACATCTATCAACACAATCTTGTTTTTTTGAACCTCATCATATAAATCAGACAAAGAATTCTTAGTCACTAAACAATCAGGCATATCGGCTAACTTCTCATGCAAACTAATAATTGTGAAATTTAAATCGTCCATTATTTATTTCTCCTTGAATTATCTTTATAAATCTTCTTGACTTCACCGTGATCAAGGTATTCAATATCAATCCATCTGGGTTGACCAACAGTTTTGTCACGATTGTATTCGTAACTAATGTATTCGATTTCTTTTTTAATGCCATCAACAAATACTTCTGGCGCATTTAAATTATTAAAGCGAACTTGAACGTATTCGTGTTTGTTTGGGGATGAAATATCCTCGTTATTATTAAATGGAACAATCATTTAATCACCCACCTTTCATCACAATTGAATCCGTTTCTAATTGCTGCTTGTAATTCAACTTCGTTAATCTTTGTTGGCACGTTTGTTAATTCTGCTTGACCATATAAAAAACCAGAGCAATAACAATTCAAGCTCTGGTTATATAAATAGAATTCTTTGATGTCCACAATCGAATGATCCTTGCCATACACATCAACGAATATTAACGGTGGATATTTATTCAATTGTTTAATTTGTTTATTCATAATATGTATGCTGCGTTTACCGACATGACAGCTTTCGTCTGGTTTATAGTTTTCCTTCTATATATAATGAATAGCTTTTAAGGTGGAATCATCAAATTCAAAACATTCCATCTTCTTGGTTGCCATCGTATAACCGTTCTTGCTTTCATAAGGATCAGTTGTTTTAAATGTACCGACTTGGTGTTCAACTAAACCAAAGTCGTCATTTACAACTTCTTTATGAAAATGTCCATATAATGCCATTCTGTAAGTTGATTTAGCCCAAATATCAGGCGCTTCAGTCGCAAATAACATTGGTGCTTTAGTTTTACCCGCATGACCATGCAAAGCGATAATACCGATTGATTTTCCAACCATAAACACTTTGCGATAATCGTTATTAACTTCTATATCCATGTGTGGATATTTAACACGCAACATTTCTTCAAACATGAAACCAGTGGTTTCGTCATGGTTAGCATTTATATCGAACATGTGCATTTCATCAGAATATTTATAAGATTCCTCGACAATCGGAAACATGAATTTTTCAGCATCTTTTACAGCTTGTACAAAATCAATTGGATCTAATTCTGTGCCTTTAGTTGTCTTAGAGGAATTTAAGGCATCGGAATGCAACAAGTCATTTAATTGAACTATCCAAATCTGTTTCCATCCTTCATGAATCAAAGCTATCAAATCGTTAAAATGATCTTCAATATCTTCGAATTTGGTAATCCCAAAATGAAAATCAGAACAAGCAATAACCAAATTGTGTTTACCAGAAATACCGGTTTTGATTAACTTGATTGGCTCGATCTTTTCATTGAACAATTTAATCAAGTCATCAGTAGATAAATCGGACTGTGTTTTTGGTTTAATTGAAATCTTGAACTGGAAATTCCACTTTGGTGCTTCATTGGCAGATGTAACAGTCCATTCATTTGGATGTGCTGAAACAAGTATCCATTTATCAGGATCGTAACCGGCATATTTAAGAATTTGCTTTGGACTTTTCTTTTTCTTGTCCCTGAAGCTCATATAACGATAAGTAATACGTGCATTACGAATTGTTTCATCATCGTTATAATCAATATCTTGTTCTACTGATTCTTTCTCGTTACCATCAACTTTTTGTATATTTCCGTGATCACCATTTGAACGATTGCCGCGACTAAAATGATGATCAGTACAAACGTGTTTCACAGCGTTTTTAGTAACGAATAAGCCATCGTTTTCGAGTTTTTTTGCAATTTGGGCGTTTGTATAACCGCTATGACAAAAATCTTCAACTTTGTTTAATAGTTCCGGTGTCCAATTCATTTATGTACTGACTTTCTATGCATTCTTCTTAATTCACTTTTGCGTTGACGTTTGATAACATTCATCGCATCAATAACTTCTTGTGGAATTTGATATTCAGTATCTTTGTTTAATTCATTGATTGTAGAATTGGAAACCTTTGGTTTTCTACGTAAATTAAAAGCAACCACCAATAATGTGATTGCTACAATAAATGCTATTAACTTCATGTCTGCTCCAAAATAAAAAGCCGGTCGTTAGACTAGCTTTTCTAATACTGCGGGTTGAAACCCTGTTAAATTGCCTTTATCAGTAACAACGAACGGCAACCTTTCAACACCAATTCTTTTTAAATGGTTAATGGCGTTTTGGCCGTTCGTTGTGTTAATTTCCTGATAATCGATATTGTGTTCGTTAAGCCAGCGCTTAGTAGCTTTGCATTGCGGGCACATATCCTTCGTATAAATATTAACTTTCATATCTCTCTTAATCTTTCGTACTCTATAATATTAACCCCTATTTAGTGTCATTACGCTATCACAATACTATCGCTTTAGGGTCATTATACTGTCATTTTGGTTAATAGTGCCTAATAAAGCTTAATTATTATTCATTCGCTCAATACTTCTAATTTCTTTCGATCTTCAACCATATAAATGTCATATTGTTGTGCGAATATCACAGCTTCACGTCTTTTTTTATTCCAATAGGTTTTACTTGGTACATCAACATAACAGTTACTATCTTTTGTAATCATGTTTAAATTTCTTGCCACTGAAACATCGGTATTCATTCCGTAAGCGTCTATATAACGCATTTGTAAAATCCTACCACCGTAATGGCTGTTCAATACCTGCATCGACCATTTAACAATGTCAATATCTGTCTTAGCATCTAAGTAGCGAATTTCCTGATCTTCGGTCGTATTGTGTGCGGGACTTGAATCCACTTTATCTGCAGATAAACGAACAGCTTTTAAACGACTTGGGTCAAGCATAAATACTTTGTCCTTCTGGCGTTGATAAGTATTTTCAAGAAATTCGTAAACCTTTTGAGCAGTTGATTTTTCATCGATGCCAGGGAACAAACTACTTTGCTTATACATATTTATCCTTTCATATTAATAATTGCTTTGTCATCAACAACTTCGCCAATTTCTACTAGGTTTTCTTCGTCTCCTGGCACCATTGGAGTTTGCTTAACAATAATTGGTCGTGTCATTTTTCCTCCCTATCGTATTTCTCGAATCCATAACCACATAATTGCCCTTGAACAATTTTTATAGCGTCTTCCGGACTTCTAGCGATACCGTGACAAATACCGTGTTTTTTTAAAAATTTATGAAACTGCATTTGATCAGGTCTTGGACGACCAATAGGCGTTTTCATTTCAATAAAGAAAATCGTATTATCAATAAGATTAATGCCGGTTAGATCTGGCCAACCGTTTGGCATACCTGGATTAAAATAACCGCCTCTTGCCATTTCGACATTTCCCGCTGCTGTTCTTACTACAAAATAACCATATTTTGATAACGCCACTCGAACGGCGTCTTGTATTGAATGTTCACTCATACCGGAAACACATTTGCTTTCTGGATAACTGTTTCTTTGTCAATTGGCCAAGCATCCCATATTCTTAAAGCGATAAATTTACATGCTTGATTTATATTTTTTGCTGGTATGCAATTATTTTCATTGAAGTGATACATTTTGCATCCATCTTTAATTGCTTGATTAATAACCTTCTTATCATTGAGCAATAATTCTGGAAATGAAAAAGGCTGTTTTTCAATATAAATAATCATTTTTGGGTTATTTTTAAATATTTCTTGTATTTCAGGTTCACATAAATCTTTTTTCATAATGTTTTTCGGTGATATTTTTGGTGTCACCTTTATTCTCCTTACTCTTCCAATGCTTATGACAATAATTTTAATTAATATTGACAGGTGACACCGGTTTTCTAACCTTTACCCTATATACCTATACTTACTTCTTTCTTTTATAAGTAGGTGGTACCTATAGGTATAGGAGATAAAGCCTACTGCCACAAGGGTTTAGCTAAGTGACACCGGGTGACACCGGAATTTAAGAATGCCGTTATATCAACGTTCCTAGGTTGACACCGTTGACACGTTGATAACCGCGTTTTATTACTCCGTCTATTTTTTTACGTTTATAGATCCAATTTTCTTTGTTATCCATGTAATACTTGATCTTTTTTGCTAAACGATCATTTTTCAATAAATCAAATTCGCCCATATTCCTAGCAATATCTTGAGTAGTAATAAAATTAGACTTGCTTCTTTCAAGCGCTTCGTCTAATTGTTCTTCGGTTTCGTCTATATACATAACGGTTTTGCGTAATCTTTCTAATTCTTCTTCCAAATCAGAATCAAGTTTAAATTCATATAAGCCTTCAGTATATTTTTGATAATTGTCCATCGCTTGTCCCCAAGTTTGCTTAATGTATTCTGTTGTATCTACTGTTATTTCAGAAGGATGGAACTTAGCTTGATCAGCATGAGTGTGTAATGGGATAAAACGCCGATCACCAGTTTTATCTTTTAAATACGTTTTTTCGTTTGTTGTTCGTGCAATAACGAAATGTTTAGGATAAACATTAACTGTTCTGCCGTAAGGCGGTCTAAATTCCAAATCGGTCATTGTGACAAAAGATTTTAATTCTTCGAAGCTTGCTTTTTTAGTCGCCTTCATCTCGTCATCGTTTAGAATTAAGCTTTTAATCATCATCGAATAGTAATCTTTACTAATAAAATCCATAACTTTATCAGTTGTATAACCGAATCCAAGCCGTTTAAGAAATGTAGTTTTGCCAACACCTTGGTCACCGATAAAATCAAGAACATAATCAAATTGGAACTCGTCTTCAAATGTTTTTGCTATAGCTGCCGTCATCCACATTTTTGTTATTTCAGTGACTAATTTAGATTTATCAACACCAAGAAAATCATGAAATAAAGTTGAGAAGCGATCATGATGATCCCAAAGTCTATAAGCTTCATTAAAATAATTTTCAACCGGATTGAACTTGTTTCGGTGTGCGACATTGCTAATGGCCGTAAAGATCAAATCTGAAGCGAACAACACACCATAATGACTATCGAAATAGCTTCTTAATTGATTTAGAAAGTCATCGTCCAGTTTTCCAATATAAAAGGTGTAACTATCCAATCGAATTAAGGCTGTGTTTTGAATATCCTGGGTGAAATCATTGAATTTAATTGAATCTTTGAAATCATGTTCTAACAGCTTTTCGATATTAACCAACGAACTAGCCTTAATTCTTCCGTCCTTATACATGACCAAACCAGGAATCGGAGACGGCGTAACATCTTTTTTAGTAGCTAAGAACTCTTTAAATTGCTCGTTAAGTTGTTCCGGTGTCATTTCTTCTCCTCATTTCTTTTTTTAGCATCGATGTATAGGTTTTATTAAATTCGCTTTCTTCTAAGGGCTGCGGCGAGTTCTGGTTAGTCAATCGGCAAAGTTGTAAAACTGCATCGGGATCAACTCCTCGAAACAACAAACCACCGATCAATTCTGTTAGGTTGTTGTTTCTCATACCCGAACCACCGAGACCAAAAGCAATTCTTTCGAATAATTCGGCCGTTTTGCTTTTTTCGGTAATGTGATACTTGTTTCTTACCGATTCTGGAATATCGTACTGGCTGTTAACCGGCTTGATAGCTTTCAATAATTCTTTAGAAGCTTCTACGATTTTATGGTGGTTAACGAATTGATAACCATCTGACGGCGCAATCACAACATAATTGTTAATGTGTGCTTTAACATCAACGCCCTTTAGCCAACCGATATTCTGTTCGACTTCTACGCCTTTAGGCTTCATATAAAACATCTGTGCACCACCATGAGCAGTTTTCTGGGTCAAGGTATCGGCAAAATAATCGTTATGATTAAACTCTTTTAAGGATTTAAAACCGTTATTATCCTGGTGTTTATCAATATCAACTACGAAGAAATCAACTGTTCTAACGGCAATATCGGCATTCGGGTGTTGTTCCCAAATATCGTGTATCTGGCTTTCGGTTAAAGCCGGCTGATCTGCGAATTTAATGATCGGATGCTTATTAGCGACCGGCAAGACATACATTCCAGCTTTTGCGTATCTTTGTGCGTATTCTTCTTTAGAACGGTAAATCGTCATCGTCGACATCGTCTTTAGTTGTGTCTTTTATAGGTGATTCTTCTTTCGTTTCTTTGGCTGCTACTGGTTCTGATTCTTCGATTTTGTCGAAGTCGTAATTACGATATGGATAATCTGGATTTTTCTTATTCGGACGAACATTCAAATTAAGCAATAGTTTTGTTCCGACTGCTGGTGTTAATTGGTCAACTATCTTATTGCCGTCAACGAACTCGGATGCTTCTAATGTAAATTTGATTCCCAAAACGTAATAAAGCTTGATTAAGGTTCTGGCGTTTTTATCAAGTGCGAAGTCTGGTACCGGTTTGCCGCTTGGTGTTTTTTCTTCGAAGCCTAATTGCATATTTTCTTTTCGGCCTGCATAATCACCATCTAAGACTTCAAAGACAATTTTGTTGTAAGGGTTGAAATTCTGATCGGTATTAGGAATCTGATAAGCTACACTTTCTAATGCCACTTTATAGTTGCCGGTTGGCAATCCTGAAAATGTTTGGACTTTATCTTTTGCTGGATCAAAGTTTTCTAGGTCTTTCATAATGTCTTGTAAACTCATTTTTATTTCTCCTCTTTTGCAAAGTTGTAATCAATATATTTAAGAATTTTTAGAACTCGCTCGCTTTCGATACGAGATTGTTTGTAATGCTTTCTTTGTTCGGTTACTTGTTGTAAATATCTTTCACCGATTTTTCTGGTTCTGATAACTAAATCAGAATTGCCGTTAACGATGTTCTGCCATTTTTCTGGTAATGACGGTTGTGGTACTGGATTGCTGCCATCGGCATCGGTCATCGTAATTTCACGGCTGACATAAATAACGTTTAACGGCATTGTTC